TGAAGTTATCGATTACGATTGGAAAAACGACGGCTTCGGAGATGAAGCTATTATCGAATTGCTGGATAGAGGTTATAACAAAGGTTATAATGATGCTATTAAAATTATTAACAACAATAAAACAAAACAATAATGGAAAGATTAATGAATTTGACACAGGAGGAAATGCTTGCTTTTGTGCAGGCCGAAGTGAAGGAATCGGAGATTGAAAAAATGATGGCAACACATACGATCATTCAGAAATTCGGAAAAAAGTATGTAGTTTGCAAGTGCGAAAGGCCGCTTGGTTATGAAGCAGATTTTTTGAATTCAGGAATGGCGCTTACAGGTATTTTGTTGGAAGGCGAAAGTTTGCGCGACTTCATAGAATATCGTTTGAGGATGAAAAATGTTTGGGAAATAAGAAGTCGAAGAAGGCATAATTGACAAGAAAAACTATGGTAAGATTATAAGACATGGAGATGATAATGTAAGACGATAGATATTTAATAAATGTATCAATATATAAAAATGATATGCTATTTAGTTAAAATCGTTTGTTTTTGTTAAAATCGTTTTTCGGTCGTTTTTAGTTTCATGGAGCGGTGTGCAAATTTTTTTGATTTTTGCTCGCCGCTTCGATTTTTTATTTAATTTGTTATGTTTCAGGTTATTAAGTGAGTTGAAAAATAAAAAAGTAAAATTTTGCTCCGAATTTTTACCGAAAATTTTATTCGAGCAATTATTTGAGTTTCAGGAATTAATGAGTAAAAAATAAAAAATAAATTACTTTATATAGAATATTAAATAATAATTATAAGAGTAGTATAGTATTCTATATATAGTTTTTAAAACAACTGCTTATTTTATATTTTTCTCTGAAACGTAATACAGGAGCGCGTTTGAGGCAATAAGCAAAAAAATGTAAATTTATTTTCTGAATTTTGGCTTGTTTACAATCGAATTTTTGATGAATTTCATGGAATTTTGAAAAATATTTCGGTTTTTGAGAACAACGTATGAAAAATTATACTATATTTGGCGCGATGATATGAATATAAATTCATATCTTTGTATAAATAAACATATTATTATGGGCATAATATATTGTTATACTAATAAAATTAATGGAAAGAGTTATGTAGGCCAAACTCGATATCCAAAAAGGAGGCGTTATCAACACTTGCATGAAGTTATTAATGGCAATAAGTCTAAAAAGCCATTTTATAATGCTGTTCTAAAGTATGGAATTGATAATTTCAATTATACTGTTTTAGAGGAAACAGATAACGATAATTTAAATAGTAGAGAAATTTATTGGATAAAAAAACTTGATTCATTCGGTAAAAATGGCTATAATATGACCGAAGGTGGAGAAGGTATGAATGGATATAAAGCACCATTAAAAACATTTATTTGTGACTATTGTGGTAAAGAATACAAAAGTGCTGAAAATTCTCAAGGGAATAGATGGTGTAGCGATAAATGTCAATATGAATATGATAGAGAAACAGGAAGACGTGATAAAGAAAGTAAGTGCATTATTTGCGGTAAAATTTTTACAAGATATAAAAATTTAAGGTCAAATGTTTGCAGTTTACAATGTGCTACAGAAAGAGATAGTAAAATGTTCACTTGTGAATATTGTGGAAAAGAATATAAGGCGAAAGATACAGGAAATAATAAATATTGTAGTAAAAATTGTCAAGTTAAAAGTAGGTATCATACAGGAAAAGGTCGTGAAATAAGAAAATGTGTTTATTGTGGAAATGAATTTAGTGCATTGAAGCATAGAAAACAGGAAACTTGCAGTAGAACATGTTCAAATTATTTAATGTGGCAACGGAGAAAAAAAAATGAGCAAGGAGAGTAAAAATAAGGTAGGAAGAAAATTAGTTTTTTCAACACCTGAAGAACTTCAGGCTAAAGTCGATGAATATTTCGACAAACCTGTTGATACTCGAACCGTATATGTTGGAGCTGACAAAACGCCCATTAAAGTTAGCGTTCCAACAATTACTGGGCTTGCTCTTTTTTTAGGTTTTGATAGTAGGCAATCATTTTATGATTATGAAAAAAGAGAAGAATTTTCTTACACTATAAAAGTCGCAAGATTAAGGATTGAAAGAGAATACGAGCAACTACTTCAATGGGGAAATGTTACAGGTGCAATATTTTCCTTAAAGAATTTAGGCTGGAAAGATGAGCACACGACTGAACACAAAGGAGAGGTTACAGTTGGTTCGCCACTTGAAAATATAAGGGCAAAATTAAATATAGATAGCAATGTTGGAACTGACGAATAAGCAAACACAAGCAATAGATTTATTGACAGACCAAACAACTGACTATGTTGGTTATGGGGGTGCTGCTGGAGGCGGAAAATCTGTTTTAGGTTGCGCTTGGCTTATTTTATTAGGTTCTGAAATAGCTGGAGCTAAATTTTTCATAGGTCGTGATTCCATAAAAGACACAAAAGCTTCAGTAATTAAAACATGGTCGGAGGTAGCAAAGATGCTACAATTTAGCGATTATAAATTCAATGATGTAGGTATATTATTTGGTAACGGTACAGAAGTAGAATTACTTGATCTTACTTTATATCCATATAAAGATCCTTTGTATGATCGTCTTGGATCAAAAGAATATACAGTAGGGTGGATAGAGGAAGCTCAACAAGTTAATTATTTAGCGTTTGAGGTACTTAAAACAAGGGTTGGAAGGTGGAAAAATAATCTTTGCAAATCAAAAATATTATGTACATTCAACCCTAAAAAAAATTGGGTAGATTCAACATTCTACCGTCCATTTGTAAACGGAAAAGAAGATAAAGGAACGCGATTTATTTATGCACTCCCGAAGGATAACCATTACTTACCTGATGAATATATTAAAAGATTGTATGAGCTGAAAGATGAAGCAACAAAACAAAGATTATTATTTGGCAATTTTGATTATGACGATGATCCAACCGCACTACTTTCATTTGATGATATAACAGATATTTGGAAACCAAAAGAGATAACTGACGGAATAAAATATATAACTGCGGATATTGCAAGATATGGGAGCGATAAAGCGGTCATAATGCTATGGAATGATTTGCAAATAGAGGAAGTGATAACATTTGATATAAGCAGCACCACTAAACAACAAAATACAATAAGAGCACTTGCAACTAAACATGAAGTACCAATGTTCAGAGTTATTGTTGATGAGGATGGCGTAGGCGGAGGTGTAAAAGATTCTCTCGGTTGTGTTGGTTTTATAAACAACTCAAGTGCACGTAATAAAAATTACTCAAATCTGAAGTCTGAATGTGGTTATAGACTTGCTGAAATATTTAATAGAATAAGCGTTAAGGCTAATATTTCGGAAGACGTAAAAGATATTATTAATGCTGAATTAGGACAACTAAAAACCTATGATAGCGATAAAGATGGGAAACTAAAGATACTACCTAAAGAAAAAATAAAAGAGAATATAGGTAGATCACCTGATTATTTAGACAACTTCATTATGAGGATGTATTTTGAGTTGAAAAAGTTCGAATTTCACATAGCCTAAAGTAAAAAATCGATGGGACTGTTTACAAGAAAGAAAAAGACGGATAACGTTCAGAAGTTGCAAACGTTTTATGCTTCAATGATCGGGAGCAATCCTGTCGTTTGGTACAGTTACAACGCTGAAGACTTCGTGAAGAACGGTTACACGTCGAACTCCGAAATTTATAGCATTGTAAAGAAAATCATAGACAAGGCAAACGTTGCAACTCCTTACGTTTATGTTGATAAACAAGGAGTTAAATCGAAAAGATATTTGACAACGAAAGGATCGAGAGACACGGCCTTCGGAGCTGCCGAACATCGTCTCGAGATACACAAAGCGCTCGATTATGCACCTGACAACCTCGATTTGTCGATGTTATTAAAGAAGCCGAACAACGAACAAACATGGAGGGAGTTTATCACGCTGGTAAGGATTTTCTATTTCGTACAAGGCGAAGCGTTCATTTATAGAGAGGCAGGAGATGACAATTGTGCATTGTCGCTTCATGTTATACCAGCACATCTGATGAACATGCACATCGATAACGGAAAGTTGATAGGATGGAGGATGAATTTGTTGAACGGACAGTTTCGCGATTTTCTCGGCGACGACATGAACGACATTCTTCACATGAAGATGCCAAATCCGATGTTCGATGGAAAGTACAGTCAGTTTCGAGGATTGTCTCCTTTATTGGCAGGATTGAAATATTTGAAGTTGGATGACACTGCTATTGAGAGCTGGGTTAAGTCGGTTGAGAACGAAGGAGCGAAAGGATTGATTTCGCCTAACCATCCGAACCCTGAATTGTGGTTGACGCCTGAACAAGTTGACAAGACGCAGGCAACGGTAGAAACTAAAATACACGGATCGGATAACAGAAATAAGATCGTTGTCAGTGCAATGCCATTGCAGTACACACACATCGGCTTGTCTCCTGATGCGTTGAACATAATACAGGGACTTGATCATGCAGGTTACAAGTTATGCGATTTGTGGGGAGTGCCTGCCACGTTGTTCGATCCGAACCCGACATATCAAAATATGAAAGCTGCGAGTGAGCGTTTCGTTAAGGAAGTTATACTTCCTTACTTGTCGTCGGAAGAAGACAAGCTAAACAGCTGGCTTGTTGAACCGTTCAAGTTGCGTGACAAAAAGAATTACGTTATCGATTACGATCTTTCGTCTTATGAAGAATTAAGACTTACGTCAGATCAAACCGACGCTTATTTGAAGACACATACGATCAATGAAGTGCGTGTGATGCTTGGCAGCGATGAGCTGGACGAAGAATATGCAAATCAGGTATTCGTACAACAAGGCATGATTCCGTTATCGGATTATAACGTTGAGGATATACAGATTTAAAAGATGAGATTAACGCGTTACATACAGATAGAAAGCAGAAGGCAGGCAACTTATGAAAGGTTGTTTGCAAAAGAAGTTTTGAAAGCGTTCAAAAAGAATGCAGAGATGTGGATCGATTATAACATTGTAGGTAACGCGGTTGGTGAAGCGCTTGAAAAGGTTTATCGAGTTACGTTGGAAGATTATTTATCGAGGCAGTGGGAGCAATTGGACGGAAACGTTATTCAGAAGAAGGAAAGATTTTTCATGCCTGCATGGTCGCAGTGGATAGAAAACTATATTTTGGCTACATTGGTAAACAAGGTAGTCGGCATTGACGATACGACACGAGAGCTTCTGATGCAGGAAACGATCGCAAGCACGTCGATCGGTGAAAGCAGATCAGAATTTTCAAAGCGGATCATGAACGTGATGGGAGGTGCTGCTGGCAAAAGAAGGGCGAGAGTTATCGCGAGAACGGAGGCTGGTAACGCTATAAACATAGCAAAAGCGAAGTCGGCAGAAGATTGGGCAGCACAAACCGACATACCGATCGGAAAGCTCTGGATACATCGCGGCGCGAAAGATCCGCGCGATTGGCATGTTTCGATGGATACAGGTGTTGAGATACCGAAAGATGAACCGTTCATTGTTACTGATCCGAACACAGGGATCACTGACAGAATGATGTACCCGCATGATCCGTCGGCATCGGCAGGAAACGTGATCAATTGCGGTTGTCAGGTTATTTATGTACGATTAAAAACAGAACAAGATGGATGAAATAGTAAGTGTACGAAGTATAGTTAAATCTGAAGATATGATTTACAAGAACCTTTCAGAATTTCGCGACATTGATGAGCAAACAGGTATCATAAAAGGTTACGCAAACGTTTACAATGTGAAGGACAGCGACGGAGACATTTCGCTGCCTGGATCGTTCTCGAAGACGGTCTCCGAAAGGGCTAAAAAGATAAAGATATTCAAGAACCACACGCCGCAACTTGTCGGCGTTCCGTTGGAGTTGGATATCGCAGATCCTTACGGTCTCGGACTTACGGCGAAGATGCTGATGGACACCGATGCTGGTCGAGATACGTTTCATGAAGTGAAGTTTCTGCATGAGAACGGTTTCGAAAGCGGTATGAGTATCGGCGGCTGGGTTATAAAGCGAAATGCGAAGAACAAGGCTGAAGTCGTCGAATACAGGTTGAAAGAGATATCTGTATTAACAACCGAAGAACCAGCCAACCAGCTTTCGCTTGTAAGCGCGGTTAAAGCCGTTAAAGAATTGACCGAACCAACACAAGAAGAATTTTGGAATATCATCGAAAAAGCTTACAACGTAAGATTTTCGGATAACATATTGAAATCGTTAGAACAATTTTTGACACTCAAGGAAAAAGAGCCTGATCAGCTTTATGCTGACACAACTCAAGCCGTTGAGCCGTTGATCACAAATATTTACGAGTTATTCATTTAAAAACAACTATTTAAAACAAAAAACAATTATGGAAGATATTGAAAAACAAAAAGCTGAAGCGCTTGAAAACGTTAAGAAAACAGCCGAAGCTGCAGCTAAGATGACCGTCGAAGAAGCTATGAAAGCCGTTTCAGAAAAGATGGAAGAGATTGCCGGAAAGGTAGGCAAGTCTGTAACAGAAGACGACTTCAAAAAAGAGATTGCCGAATTGCAGGCGCGCGTTAAACAGATCAAGCAAACAACTTCTGAAGAAAAAACGGCAAAAAGCATTAAAGACGCGATTGCCGATGCGCTTGTCGAAGGGGCTGAAAAGCTGAAAAACTTCAGAGGTGAGGAAAAGCTTGTCATGAAAGCGGTAACCGATGCAAGCTGGGAAGCTGGTGCGCTTGATCATGCAACGTCGGAAGTACGTCCTACTCTTTATAACAGTCCTTACTCGCCACTTTACCTGCGTAACATTTTCCCGAACGTCGCTACCGACATGGGAACTGTTATCATTCCGCAAATCGGAGCGATCACAGGCGCTGCGGCAGAATGGGAAAGAGGCACGGGTGAGCTCGGCGCTGACGTAGCTAAACCTGAAGTTTCTCCTGCTTACAAAGACGTAACAGTTCCGATGAAGTGGATCGCTGGGATCACGACTGTTAACCGTGAGCTATTGCTTAACGTTAAATACTTGCAGTCGAGCATTACAAACACGCTGCTTTATTCATCGAAAGGACTGTTTGCAGCTGAAAACAAGATGATCACCGATTACCTTGCTACGAATGCAGTTGCTTACGCAGGATCGAAAACGATCGCGCTTGAGAAGATTATCGATGCAGCTTTCAACCAGCTGCTTGGAAATTACATGGCCCCGACGCACGTACTTATGAACCAGGCCGATTACTTGACTTATATTAAGTTGAACAAGGCTTCAGGGTCAGGCGAGTACGACGTTCCGAACGACACGTTGATGGGCTTCTTCGGTACAGGTCTCGAAACGGCAGTGCAGATTGTTCCTGTTCCGTCGATCGTGGCTGGTACTGCTTATGTCGTTTCAGCTCCCGAATTCGAATTCATTAACAGGCTTGCTCCAGAAATTCAAATTGCTGAACAGCACGACGTTAACTTTGCTTTTAACAAGGTAACGTTCAGGGTTGAGGAGATGGCTGCTTTCGTTGCGAAGAATTTGAACGCGATGGTTAAAATTACATTTTAACGATGATACAGATTAAATTAATTAAAGATGTTGAGGTAGGGAAGAAAGGGGAGATGTTAAGTCTCCCCGATCCTGCCGCAAATTACTTGATAAGAGTTGGAGCTGCGATTGAGCGCGTTAAGGAGAAAGAAAACGACAAACAAGTAAAACGAAGCAAAAGATGATAACACTTGCAGACGTTAAAGAAGCTTTGCATATCGACTTCACGGATCAGGACGGTTATTTGCAGTCGTTGCTTGACGCAGCTACCGACAAAGCGCTTCGAGTGTCAGGAATAAGTGCGACGATAACGGTAGTTGATGAGTTTGGCGTTGAAACAGTTATCGAAAACCCTGAAGCCTCATCGGCAGAGTTTCTTAACGCTATACTTGAAGATGTTGCAGCTATGTATCAATCGCGTGGTGATATTAAATCAGGAAGCGAAAGCTCGATGTTTACGTACAGAAGACATTCGACGAAACCTATATTTTAAATTTCAAAGACATGAAAATTGGACGATACGATCAGATAATTGAGTTCTGGAGCGAAGGAATGGTAAGCGACGGATACGGCGGTTACACTCCTAAGCCGTTATTGGAATTGAAGACTTGGGCACGGATCGAACAATTGAAAGTGTCGGCTAACATCGAACAGGCGCAAATGCAGTTACCTACGGTTTATCGAGTAGGAGTAATGTTTCGTGAAGGCTTCATTCCGTCGGTGCAACATGTTGTTAAATGGAGAGAAAAGAATTTCAGGATCATAAACGCTCCAATCGTCGAAAACGTCAGATACGGAAAAGAATTGGTGTTCGACATAACGGCTAAAGACTAAGGAGATGGGAAAAGTAATCAACACAACATCGGATAACTTGAAGAAGTACAAAGCGGATCAAATCAGAAAAATGCGATATTTGGTCGTCGATACGGTTACCGATATTGAGATTGAAGCTACTCGAAACGCTCCAGTCGGCGAGGATGGAGATATTTTCATAAACATCGACAAGCGTTTCACTAACAATGACATGACAGGTGAAGTAGGCGTTATGGGAGAAAACAATTTGGCCGCTTATTTCGAGTTTGGTACAGGATTGTCGGCGAGGGAAATACTTGCACCGTATCCTGAATGGATCAGAGATATTGCTTGGAAATTTTACATCAATGGATTAGGTACTTTGAAAGGGAAACCGTATCTTTATCCGTCGGTTCTTAAGAACACTGAGATTTTCAACAAGAAGCTTGATGAGATAATAAAAGAAAAAACGAAAGACAATGGATAGAGCAACGGAAATAAGAGGCAAGGTAATTACAGCGCTTTCAACGTTGAAATACGGTACTGTTTCGATACCCGTGTTCGATGAGGTTGTAAATCCGAATGTTACACTACCTTCAGTCGATGGATCAATAGCTACTTACGTCGTTATTCAGGATCAACAAGAACAATTGAACGCAGTTCAAACAGTTGACGCACCTCGCTTTAATCTAAACATGACAATACGCGTTGTAACGAAATGGGGAACGGTAGGGAAAAAGAAGCTTTGCGAGGACATCGGAGACACAATCATTAATTTACTGCGTGATGACAGGGGAGCTTCAAAGATCGATGGGATAGACAAAGTTTTGCTTGTAACAGCTCAATCAATCGCTGAAACAACGATAAATAATATAGCTTTTAGCAAAGTAATAATTTTAAACTTTATAAAAAATGGATAATTATCAACCAGGATGGAAATTGGCACGGTTGGCGGTGTGGGATGCTACGGCAACCGCTTATGTGCCTATTGCGTGCATAACTTCGAGAAGTGAGAGCAACGCTTCAAATGTGATGGAAAAAACTAACGCTTGTACACAAGGCAAGACGGTTAAGAAGATAACAAGTATTACGAGAACAGTAAGCGTTTCAGGTGAGGTTGTAACCGATAACGATGTTAATTCGCTTGACGATTTAAGAGCTTTGCAAGACAGCTTGACGACGCACGATTTCAAGGTTTATCGAACGTCAGGAGTCGATGGAGCTACAGAAACGGCTTGGTACTTCTCGGCAACAATTTCAAACTTGAATGCCGACTATCCTACAGGCGAAGGTGAGAGCGCTACGTTCACGATGGACTTGAACATCGAAGGCGAATATTCAAATGTTGAACCAACACATTAAAAACTAAACAATTATGCCAAATTATCAACCAGGATGGGAAGGAGCTCGGTTGGCCTACAAGTCAGGAGTTTCATATATACCTGTAGCGTGCATTACTTCGAGAAGTGAGAGCAACGCGACGAATTACAACGAAAAAGTAAACGTGTGCACTGAAGGGAAGGTAATTCGAAAGCCGACAAGCATTAGCAGAACGGTAAGCGTGTCAGGCGAAGTCGTCGACGCAGGATCGTTGAACGAATTGCGTGTTTTGCAGGACAGCAAATCGGAGCAAATATTCAGAATTTACGACAGTTCTGGAACGGCGAAGTATTTCAAGGCAAACGTTATGAACCTAAACGGAGATTATCCGACAGGAGAAGGCGAAACTGCAACGTTTACGATGGATTTAGAATTGACAAGCGAGTATCAATCAAGTGATGATTTCGCATAACGATTAAATATTGAAACTATGTACTCAACTCAAATAAGTGTAAATGGAAAGACGATACCGATCCGCTTCGGTGCTTACGTGATTAAGAAGCTTGCCGATGATGGTATTCGATTGCAGGACTTGTCGGATCACATAGCCAACAATCCTGCCGACATCATACCGAAAGTTATTTATTACGGTGCGATCAATGCTTCAGAAGAACGTAGAGGCGATAACGTTTCGCTTAATGATATTTACGATTGGCTTGACGAGATCGAAGGCGGTTTGTTCGGAGAAGAAGCTTCAAAGGTTATCGATTTGTTCACGCAGCAAATGTCGGACAGCGTCCCAAAAAACTCGAAAGCGGGGAAAGCGTCCCCGCAGAAAAAGAACGGCTAAGTGCGGCTGAAGAATTTACGATAAATCATCTTTCGTTTGCACTCGGCGAATTGGGACTTCGGATGGATGAGTTTTACGACATGGCATGGTGCGAATATCTGATCAAGTGTTACGCGTGGGCAAGGATGGAAAAAGAGAAGTGGAGACATACGCGCATGATCGCTTATGAAGCACGTATCGGAAGCCATCTTGATCCGAAAAGCCTGCCGAGAACGATTGAGCAGTACATGCCGATTGACGGAAAGAAGACAGCAAGTCGAGTGCCGCGATCAGAGATCGAAGCACTGAAACGTGAAAGGGAACAAATACTAAACAAGAATAAACAATGAGTTTCACAGCGATAATAACAGCTGACGCGAAAGGCTTTGAAAAAGCGATCGATCAGGCACAAGCGAAGATCGACGGACTTGAGAAGACGGTCGGTCAACGGCTTTCGTCGATTGGAGACAAATTTACTGATATAGGCCGAAAGGCTTCAGTTTTGTCGGCAGCGATCGTAGCAGCTGGAGGTGCTTCATTTAAGATGGCTGCCGATTTTCAGGACGCGCTCGGGGCAACGGATCAGGTTTACAAGCAGTCGAGCGACACTGTTAAAGAATGGGCACAAAACTTGTCGTCTCAATACGGTATCGCGAAAAGCGAGGCGTTAAGCTACTCGAACCTTATGGGATCGATGCTTGTCAACATAGGTCAATTGACTGAAGAACAAGCGGCGAAACAATCACAGAAGCTTATCGAGCTTGCTGGAGACTTGACTGCGATGTACGGCGGTCGAGTGCAGGATGCTGTTAGAGCTTTAACTGGCGCGTTGAAGGGTAACAACACGATGCTGGACAATTACGGAATGGCGGTAAACGACGCGCTGGTAAAGACGCGTGCTTTAGAACTTGGATTGATAGCGCAAGGAGAGGAAATGACGTTGGCGGCAAGGCAGGCAGCTACGTTATCGTTGATCTGGGAGCAATCGGCAGCGGCACAAGGGCAGGCAGCACGTGAAGCAGATGGAGCAAGCGGATCGATGCGTGCACTGCAAGTTGAGGTTAAGAATTTGGCGACGTCGTTCGGAGAGATACTATTGCCTATAATTACGCCTATTGTTTCAGGTATTGCCGACATGGTTAATAAGATCGGATCGTTATCACCTGAATTGCAAAAGACGATCGTCGTTATCGGAGGTATTGCTGCGGCAATTGGCCCGTTGATGCTTGGTCTTGGCAGCTTGCTTAAATTAGCACCGTTGATCGGAACTGCGTTTACTGCCATGACAGGGCCGATAGGCATTGCTGTAGCGGCGATTGCTGGAGCGGCAGCGTTGATTATTAAGAATTGGGACGCGATAAAAGAATATTTTACGACAGGCGGAGGAAGCGAGATGTTCTCGTCAGTTAAAGCGCTTGCTGTTGATCTTTTTGAAAACATAAAAAACACGTTCAATTCGATTCGAGATGTTGCGGTAGCGGTTTGGGATCAAATAGGAGGAACGCTTACGTCAATATGGAATAACACGTTTGACAGTATCAAAAGCGTGCTTGACTTTTTCATGAACACGGTTAAGAATGTTGCTGACTTTCTGCGTGCGATCATAAACGGCGACTTTAAAGGAGCGTTGAATGCGTTGTTATCGCAATTCAGCAACACATTTGTGTCAATCGGAAGGATCGTAACGAATACGATTTCAAGCATGGCTGGCGTGCTTGGAAAGTTTCTCGACGTCGTAGGACTTGACAAGTGGGCCGAATCGGTAAACGGTTTCGCTGACAGGATGGCGAATGCTTTCACGAAACAGAAAGATGCGGCTACCGAAGCGGCTACCGTTATCGAGGAAGTATCAGATAGAGAAGTAACGGCGGTTAGTACGGCGTCGGAAAAAGTAGTATCGGCAACGACTGCCGTAAGCGATACGTTCACGAAGTTGATCGGAACAAATTTGTCGTTGCAGGATTCGATAAGAAAAACATCTGATACGATTGATGAGCTTCAAAGCAAATTGATAAAGTTGCAAACAGGGATTATTTCATCGACAAACGTTCGCGATGAGATTAAAACGACGCAGCAACAAATAAACGATCTTTCTGAAGCTTTGAATTTGTTGACAGGCGGTCGAGAGCTTAATTTAAAAGTGAATGCAGAAATGCCGACGATCGCAGCTGACATGAACAAGTTTTTCGATGGCAAGAATTGGACGCTGCCGGCGATTGACAGTAGCGTGCTTCAGACAAGTTTGGCTAAAGCAAATGAGGTTATTATCGATTACGGTAACATTATGCAGTCAGGAATAACAAATATAGCTGGTTCAATAGGTGAAGCGCTTGGATCAGGTAACTTTCAGGATTTAGGGAAAGGGTTGATCGACGCGATGGGTAAGTTGGCGCAACAATTCGGATCGTTATTGATCGGAATGGGGACGGCTGCATTGCATTTGAAGACTACACTGATAACTCAACCGTGGTTGGCAATAGCAGCTGGTGCAGCGTTGGTGGCTCTCGGAGCGGCAGCTTCTGCGGCAGCGAGCAAAATGGTTAACAACGCAACAAGTGGAGGCGGCTATGACAGAAGCTATTCAGGCGGCACGTCGTCGTATCAGCAAGCAACACCGAGCTACGCACCGACCGAGTTTCGCGGGCCGTATCAGGAAAATTACACGGTTGAATTTAAGATAGGCACAAATGAGCTTGTTGGCGTGCTGGATATGGCTGAACAAAAGAAAAGAAGGTTGTAGTGATGTATTTTATAGGAATTGTATTAATTTAAGCGATTATCACGATGAAATATACACTCACATATAGAAATAAGCAAGGCGTCGAAGCACGTCTCGACATTATAACGTTCGGATCAACCTCAACGACCGAAGTTATCGAAGGGACTGACACACCTTTTATTCTGAATTACAAGCGCGAGAAGAACGACAAGGAAGGTTACATAATTTCGTCATCGGCCGACATTGCTATATACGAAAGCGGCACGTTCAACATCGACACGCTGAAGACTTCAAACGAAACAGATATAAAGGTTGAGTTTCATATCGGCGACATGTTGATATGGACAGGTTTCGTGCTGCCGGACTTTTTCTCGAAAGAGATAGGAGAGAATGCTGTCGTCAGTATGACGGCATCTGACCGTATCGGTA